TGTTATTATTTCAAAATTATAATTATTTTTTTTTAAAGGGGTCTTAAATGGCAGACGAAACAACCAGTAGTACCATTTCAGAACTATATACTGAAATCGTAGCAGAAGCGATGTTCACAGCTAGTGAGCAATCAATAATGAAGGGGCTAGTAAGAAACTACACTATAGCAGGTGGTGGAAAATCGGTTGAAGTACCAATTTATCCAACTGTATCAGCATCAGCAGTAAGTGAAGCATCTGACCTAGCAAACACCGCAATAAACCCAACATCGGTTACTATCACAGCATCAGAAGTTGGTATCATGACAACTTTGACTGATTTAGCTAGAAATTCAGCATCAAGAAACGTTGCTCAAGACATTGGGCGAGTGTTTGGAGAAGCTATAGCCAGAAAGATTGATTTAGACCTAACAGCATTGTTTGATGGGTTTTCAACATCAGTTGGCGGTTCGGGTGCTGCACTTTCAGCAGATACAGTTGCACAGGCACACGCAAATCTTAGAAATAGTTCAGTACCAATGAATGACTTGGCTTTAGTTATTCATCCAATGGTAGCACATGACCTTAAAAGAGGTATGACAAACACCTACGCAGGTTTAGATACCGATATTTCTAATGAAGCCTTACGCTCTGGATTTATAGGAACTTTATTTGGTGTACCAGTATTTGAAACAGCAAATATGGCTAACACAGGTACAGCAGGTGACTATAAGGGTGCTATGTTCCACAGGGATGCTTTAGGATTAGCAATGATGCAAGACCTTAAAATTGAGGTTCAAAGAGATGCTAGTTTGAGGGCAGATGAGATTGTAGCAACAGCAGTTTATGGTGTTGGAGAACTACAAGACAGCTATGGTATAGAAATACTAGCAGATTCATCAATCCAGTAATTAACTTAACCTATGGGGTGGGCAACCACCCCTATACATATAGGATTATTTATGCAAACGATAAAATTAGAAAGAAATGGTAAAGTTGTAGTTCGTTCGAAAGATAGTTATGAAATGAATAAAGAAAATTTTGATTTAAGGGGTTTTAAAGAAGCGTCTTCAAAGCCTAAAACCGAACCAAAGACAGAGCCAAAAGCAGAAAAGAAATCAGAAACAAAAAAGGCTGAATAATGGCTACATCCGAATTTGCAGTTGCTAATAGTAATCTACAAAAAATACAGCCAGATATTCTAGGGTTTGGTGTTACGGATTTTGGTGACCAACTACAATTTGCTGAAAATGATGTTCTGAGGCGTATAAGAGAAGAATGGTGGGAAAGATACAGGCATCAAGTCAGATACAAGGACATAACAAAGATAACATCGGTAGAAATGACCAATAGCAAGCTGACTAACTCACAATGGACGCAATCAGTTGTTTATCTGACCTTGTGGAAATATGTTTATCCTATTCTTACAAAATGGCGTGACCCAGACACAGGGGAGGGGAAAGATACCTTTCAAGTGCAGATTGATTTCTATAGGGATAGATACGAAGAAGAATTTCAAGCTATTCTTAGAGATGGTGTAGAGTATGATGAAGATGGTGGTGGTACAGTATCCGACTCAGAAAAAGAAACCCTACATTATTTGAGATTAGTTAGATAATGGCAGTTGATGTAAAAGTTAACGTCAATTCTATTGGTGTTACTAACCTATTAAAGAATATAGGTAGGAAACAAAAGGCGGTCATACAGAAATCATTGAATAGAGTTTCTAATATGGCGGTTCTTATGATTACCAAGCGTACACAGTCTGGTAAGTTGCCAGATGGCGGTCAAATGAGGGCATACGCTAAAGGCACAGTCAGAAGCCGTAAAAAAAGGGGTAGGCAAACAGGGTTCGTAGACCTAACGGATACAGGCAAGATGTTTCGTAGCTTAGATTTCAAAACAGGTGGTTTAAAAAGTACATTATTCTTCTCAAACATGGAAAGAGCAAAGATAGCCAGTTATCACGACACATTTGGGGTAGGTAAAAGACGCATAACAAGACCATTCTTTGCAATAGGCAATAAAGAAGAAGATAAGTTAAAAGCAGAGTTTGCGAGTTTTTATTTCAAAGAAATGAGATTATGAGCAAAAGAGAAAATATAGCAGGTGACATAATTACGAAGCTTGATGCGGTGACCAGTCCTATTGAGTTCAAAAAGATAACTAGAGAACCCTTTGAGGTAGAAGAACTAAGTGATGCTCAATTCCCTGCGATGTTTATTCAGTCTGGTGACGAAACAAGGGAAGTGTCTAGTATAGGTGATACAGGTGCAGGAACATATAGGGGAACGATAGACTTTCTAATTGTCACTTTTGGCAAAGGTACAAGCACCAATATAGACACAGTTCGTAACCAGATTATAGAAGTTGTTGAAGAAACTTTAGATAATGATATAACTAGAAATGGTAATGCTATAGATACTCAGATAATCGAAGCATCTACGGACGAGGGTACAATATATCCTTATGGTGGTGTACGAATAACAGCAAGGGTAATTTATGAATTTACAAGAGGGAGTGCATAATGGCTAAAAATGTGACTATGAAAAAAGGCGAAAGTATTATAAAATGCGTTGAAGACCATGTGGAACATTTTGAAAAAAATGGCTACAAGGTACATGACGAAAAGGCGGTTTCTAAAAAAGCCGAAAAACCTAAAGAAGAAAAGGAGTAAAAAATGGCTACACATCACGGAAAAGAAGGGGTTGTTCATGTTGGGGGTACTGCGATAGGTAACGCAACAGGCTTCACTATAGATACAACACAGGATGTTGTTGAAGATACAGCGTTGGGTAATTCAATGAAGTCATATCTGGTTGGCAGAGGTACATTCACCGCTTCCATAGATATGAACTTTGATGAAACTGATTCTGGGCAAACAACATTAGTACAAGGTGCTAGTGCTAGTTTTGAGTTCATGCCAGAGGGTAGTGCATCTGGAGATAGAAAGTTTAGCGGTACTGGTATCGTAACTGGAATGTCTGTTGGTGTTACCTTAGATGGCGTGACAACTAGAACTGTTTCTCTACAGGGTAATGGTGGGCTGACCATCGGAACAGTCTAAAATGTCTGATTCATCGATTGACTACTTTGATGGTATCCGTGACCATTTTAGTCAGCTAGACACACAGATAATTGAAGTTCCAGAGTGGGGTTTGACTGGCGATAAAGCTATTCATACTAAGCCTTTCAATATGCTTGAGAAACAAAAGATATTCAAGGGTGCTACGAATACTGATTTGCTTGTACTCATTGACGTTATCATTGAAAAAGCGTTAACGAAAGATGGCGATAAGATGTTTAACGCCAAGCACATTCTAGCCTTCAAAACAAAAGCTGACACAAATGTAATTGCAGACGTTGCCACAAAGATAATGGGAACAGGAAATGAAGATATTGAGGATTATAAAAAAAACTAAAGAATGACGCAGAGTTGCATAATATCTTTGGTTTAGCCGAAAAGCTACACAAGACAGTTTCCGAAATCTTGCAAATGTCAGTTGAAGAATTTAATATGTGGATTGCTTACTTTCAAATCCAACATGACGAAAGAGAACGAGAACAACGACTAGCAAAGGCAAGTAGATAAGTGGCAACAAAACAAGTAAATATAGACATCATAGCGAAGGACAAGACTAGGCAGGCTATGAAGTCAGCTTCTTCTGGTCTTAACAATCTTAAAAAATCTGTTTTCAGTCTACAAACAGCCCTTATAGGAATAGGCGGTACACTTGTCGCAAAAAGTTTTCTTGATACAGCAAGAGAAACGGAAAGGCTACAAGTACGATTTAAGTTTCTATTTGATGATGTTAGAGAGGGTGAAAAAGCCTTTAGAGGTCTAACAGAATTTGCAAGCAAAGTTCCTTTTAGCCTTGAAGAAATACAAAGAGGAGCGGGAAATTTAGCTGTTGTTTCGCAAAGTGCTGAAGAAATGAATAGATTGTTAGCTATTACTGGTGATTTAGCGGTTGCATCTGGCTTAGACTTTCAAACAACAGCAGAACAAATACAAAGAACATTTTCAAGTGGTATTAACTCAGCAGACCTTTTTAGGGAAAGAGGTGTTAGAGAAATGCTTGGCTTTGAAGCAGGGGTCGCAGTAAGTGCAGAAAAGTCAAAGCAACACATAATAGATATTTTTGAAACTGGCAGTAAATCATTTGTCGGCGGTAGTCAAGTGATGGCAGACACATTTGATGGTGTTGTGTCTATGATTGGTGACAAAGTAAGGCTTTTTAAACAAGGTGTAATGGATGCAGGTCCATTTGAAGCGTTAAAAGGTTCAGCACAACTTTTAGATCAAGCATTAGTAAAAAACTTTGGTAGCATAGAAAAATCCGCTGAAATGGTTGGAGATGCGATAGTAGGAACAACTGTAAAAACAATTTTGTTCGCATCAGAAGTTATTGATACCTTCAAACCAGTTTTCAAATTTTTAGGTGATTCGGTAGCAAATCTAGTCAATTTTGTGAGAGGATTACCGCCACCGATAGACTCACTTGGTGTTATTGGGTTCTTAATGCTAGGTAAAAAAGGCAAACTGGCGGTTGGTATCATAGCAAGTCAGATTGATAGAATAAGGGGAATGTTAGCATCATTAATAGATGTAGAAATTAAGATGCAAGAAACTATGAAATCTATCATTCCAGATTTTATAGAGGGTGATTCTATTGATAAATCATTAGTACAGTTGAAAAAAAGGGCAGAAGAATTAAGAAAACCTTTTAAAGATGTAGCTGATGAATTAGATGAAACAGGCGAAAAAGCAAAAATTGTTTTCCCATCTATAGGCGTTGAAATAGATAGGGCAAGAGTAAGAGAAGAAGGATTTACTGGAGCATTTTTAGACCAGTTAGAAGTCCTAGACAAAATACTCAAGAAAAACAAGGAAAGAAATTTGGGCATGTCACCTTTTGGTATGGGTGGGAAGGCTGTAGAAGCATCAAAAGCAAGAACAGACGCAGTTAAAACAGAAACAAAAGCCGTGATGGATTTAGCGGATGCAATGGATAGTGCTAAACAAGCGGTTTTTGATGCTCTTGACTTTCAAGATGAAGGTCTTTTCTCTAACTTCAAAAAAGGTTTCAAAGATGTTGCGAATTCGCAAAAGGCAATGTTTACCCAAATGGGTGATATAGGTGCTGAATCTTTTGAAAGACTAAAATCATCACTCACCGATTTTGTAATGACAGGTAAACTAAGTTTCGCTGATTTAGGAACATTTGTAGTTCGGTCAATGGTCGATATGCTCATAGGTGAAGCGATAAAGAACGCCTTGAAAGGGTCTATGGCTATGTTCAAAGCAGATTCCATTAAGAAAGCCTTTATTAGCTTATACGAGGGTGCAATGAAGACTTTTGCGTCTATACCCTTCCCATTCAATATAGGTGCTGTAGGCGGTGCTTTAGCTTTTGGTGCAGGTCTAATAAATAAGATAAAAGGGTTTGAAAAAGGTGGTAGACCGCCAGTTGGACAACCAAGTATCGTAGGTGAAAAGGGTGCAGAACTCTTTGTGCCAGACCAAGCAGGAACAATAGTGCCAAATGACAAGCTAGGCATGGGGAAACAAGTCACAGTAAATTTCAATATTAATACAGTAGACGCTAGAGGGTTCAACGAATTATTAGTAAATAGCAGGGGTGTAATAGTTAACCTTATTAATAGTGCTATGAATGAAAAGGGTAAGATGGCAGTCGTATGAGTGGAGCATTACCAAAAACAGATTTTACAGCTATCAATATCAAGAGCAATCAAAGGACTTTGTTTAGCGAAACAGATAGCGGAAAGACATTTAGAAGACAAGTGCAGGGTCAACGCTTTAGTTTTACGCTTGCGTATCCTCCCATGACTAGGGCAGACTTTGCACCTGTGATGGCGTTTATAATGAAGCAGAGAAACAGAAAAGATAATTTTACAGTCACATTCTCAAACTATCTAAACGCACAGGGTAATGAAACAGGAACTTTGTTAGTAAATGGCTCACACACAGCAACAGATACAACTATAGCTATAGATGGATTTGCAGGAGATGGAGCAGGGCGATTAAAAGCAGGTGATTTTATAAAGTTTGCACACAGTAAGGTTTATATGGTTGTCGAAGATGCAACGTCATCCAGTAATGCTTCAACTGTCACAATAGAACCGCCTTTAAGAGAAGCTTTAGCCAATGAT